GTAGTTCGTGGGGGTGAAGGATGTTTTTACGTTTGAAGATGCGATATTCGTCAATCCTGATCCATTACCTGCTAATGAAAGAGCAGTCAACGCACCGCCTACATTAAAGCCGTCAGTCGTGCTAATAGCGCATGAACTACCAACACCCCACCGTAAGCACTCCGCACCGCTTAGCGAGTTTAGCGTACTACCTGCAGATGATGTGGATTTAACGCTGGCCGTATTAACCACATTGCTAAGTGCCGATAATGCAGGCGCAAGGTGTGGGTCTGTTTCTGCGGTCAACCATGCTTGGTGTGGTGCGACCACCCATCCATTTGTTTCAGAGCGTACCAACCAATCGAGGTGCGCTGAAACCGTCCATCCGTTGGTCATTGCTTGCGTTACATAGCTTGAAAGCAAGGTCGCGTGGCTTGTCAAATTCGTGTTATGGGTTGAGATTGCGCTGTTAATATCGTTTGTAGTTATGCACCCGACTACCTGCACGAATTGGAGCGCACTTCCAGCCACTTCCGTCTTCTTAATGTCCAACCGTCCCGTGCCCGTCCAGTAGATTGCGCTGTCCTTGTAGTATAAGATAGTGTAAACCCATGATGTGGCGTTCGTTCCTAAGCTCGGTAATTGAATCAAATAGCTGTTTGAATAGTAACTCTGATTAGTAACCGATACCCAAAGCGTATTTGTAAGCGAACTTGAAAACCGCATGACCGCTTGAACGTCATTAGTCACGGTCAACGCCTTACCGCTCCGATATTGGTCACAGGCTATTAACGGACTCGACCCTTGCAATACTTCGAGCGTTGGTAATGAAGCCACTCCTGCCGTCTGTAGCTCGCACGGAATACGCTTTGCCCAATCGCGTGGGTCAGCGGTTGCGATTGTGGAAACGCCTATCAATAAACCAATCAATAGACTTCTCATTTCGTCACCTCTTTTCTTGATGTACATTTCGCTTTTATATCCAAAACCTTTTTGCTTTTAATGGAAAACTTTCCGCTTTTAGGAGTGTACGAAAAAACGTATTGAATCAAAATCTCTTTCAGTTCAACGTCAATTATCGGTTTACTTGCCATCTGCTTTCTCCTTTTCTGCCATCATTTCGTGAATATGCTTTTTGGCCGTTTCGTTAACCTGCTGTAAAATGTCGCCTGTCCATATTCCGAATGGGTCAGATTTAGCCATCATTATACAAAGATTTTCTGCCTGCTTCAACGTCAAATTGATTGTAATTGTTGCCATTTGTTTGTACTCCTTTAATAGCTCTTGCCTGTTTCGCTGTCACTTCCAAAGCCGTCCTTAATAACGTGGCAGTCTAAGTCCGTGACCGTGACCGCGCCTGTCCCTTGGTTTCCTTGCCTGTGTAGCTTAATTCGGATGATGCTTGAAACTCCATTGCTAAGTCCAGTTATCGGTAGAAAAGATGCTAGTTGGTGCATAGTACCGCCTGCATAGGTAATGCGATTAGAGGCCGCACCGCTGAATATCTCCGTTTCGTTCGTATGTCCTACCCCTGTTATATTGTAATAGCAAAACCACATGTTCGTTTGATCGGCGTTTGTCTGCCAAAAGTGCAGGTGCGGATAAATGTCTGTCCCCTTTTTCCGTGCGTGTGGAACTTGTAGCGTGAAAGTCAAATGGTCGTTCGCTTTGTTCGTGGTAGCAGAGGTTTTGAACGACTTACCGCCAAGCGTGTCATCTGCTTCTATGTCCGTTTGTCCAGACGTATAGGCCGTGTTTGCGCTTGCCAGAATGTCATCCCATCCATAAGGCGCGTTCGTGACACCGCCACCACCGCCCTTCGTAAAGAAGCGTGTACCGTCCGACCATACGATGTTCGTTTGTGCGTGCAACGAAACCGCTAAACATATCGCCAAAAGTGTAGTAATCGTTTTCATGTTATGCGCTCCTTATAACCAGAATTTTGTCGCTCGGTTGTGCGTCCTCGATTGAAATCTCTTGGATTGTCGCACCTGTCAAACCGCCCTTTGTTGTCCAGTTGGAAATGTCAACGCCCGCTACATCATTAAAATATATATTCGCAAACAACCCAACATCATAACTAGATTGACCGCCAAGCAAAAGAACACCTGTTCCACCTCTTGAACCAATAGCCACAATATCCGTGCTAACAGCCAAATATTCATCATTCCAGTAATTTGCATCAGTATTTCCTTGAAGCGCAAATTCTCCAGCCCTTACAGTTCCGCTAGTGACATAGTTCTTTGTGTCTGTAAAAGGTGATGCAATCAAACCAGCCTCATGCCAGTATGAATCATCATGGTCAGTATTACCGCCAGACAGTCCAGTCCCCTTTGCGGACGTTGAACCGCTGAAGTCAAGCGTGGTATGCGTTAATTTATCATCCCAATCACTATTCCACGGAATATAACCGCCGATTGCGTCGCCTAAGTCATCAAGGAATGAAGTATCAGCTACTAGGTTTGCTTTAAGGTCGCTAATCAATGTCCGTAGATTGTACCAGCGAACGTCTGCGCCATCGCCTGTGCTGTTAGTTTCGCGCAATGAAATGTGCTGTGTCCGTGCTGGCGTTTCTGCGAATGGTGCTTCGTCTGGCGTTAATGGAGTCATGAAGCCGTAAGCCCCTACGGTGTGATCTTCGCTGTCCCAATCGCCATTATCGGACGGCCTTGCGATTGATCGGAATTTAGGAGATGGTAAATCACCATCAAATGAAGTGCGCTCGTAATTGATTGCGGAATGATGCAAGGAATAAATACCCTGCGTGGCGGTATAAGCGAGAATAGGAATTTTTACATATTTTCCAGTCGGTGATACGGTTGCGTCAGTTCCGAAAGCAAGTGTAATTGGCTTGCCTGTCATATTTGTAAAAACGTCATTCGAAAAATTGATATACGCATTTAACCCTGTAGTCGAAAACGATGCAACTGAATACCAATCGGGCGAGCCAACACCTATTGCGGTCAGTCCTGTTTGCAGGGCAGTGAAGTCCTTTCCGTTGACTGTAAAGGAATTGGTAGGCATGTAGATGCACGTGACACCGCCTATATCCTTGATCTGCCAAACGTGTAACGCTTCCTCTTCACCGCCTGTCAAACCGTCAATGATGATTCTCGGGATAAGTCCGTTCCGTCCGTTGTGCCATTGAACGTGTCCGCCGATGATCTCAATGCGTTCCCAAATTTCCTCAAGCAAGCGCAAACCGCGAGCGACACCGCGCAAGGCTAACGGTTTCTTTTCCATCGGTGTATTTGTGAATATTCTACCCATATTAACTCCCTGACTCTGGAACGTCTGTTAGTGTATAAGCGAAGTCTGTGCGCGTGGTAATCCGTTTTGAAAGCGTATATCCTGCGCCAAATTCGTCCTGCCGTGAATACTGCAATGCAAGCTCTGGGTGCGCCGTGATATAGTCCGTGCAAGCTCCCTCTGTTAGTGCGTAGTGCTTATACTCCGAGAATACCTCTAAATAAGTAACGGTTAGCTTCTTTGTTGTATAAGATCCATCTGCATTTTTGCGCTGAAACGTGGACTCATAGCCGTCTGGATTGCTCCCACCGCTTTGAAGTTTCCAGTTTGCCTCATTGACTGATGTTGCTAGTGCCATAAAACCGCTCCTTAATTCATCTGGTTAAGTTCCGTTTGCTTGCGCAGAATGTCGGTCAGCTTTTGGTTCAACTCATTCTGCTTATTTGCAACGTCCTTTAAATCCATTTCCTTTAGATTCTTTGCGCCAACACCTCCAAGCCGTCCAGCTTCCTTAATTGCCTTGAAACCGTCTAGCCATTCCTTGTCACGCTTTGACAGTTTCGTACCGCGAGCCTCCATGGCCATCAATTGTGCGCCACGCTTATCTTCCTGCGACCTTCCTTTCTCTTCGTCCTTCTTTTTGCGCGAATCATCAATAAACTGCGCGACCGTCTTTTTGGCGATATCCTCATTTTCGCGCACCTGCTTTTCCCATGCCTTGCGGTGTTCCTCTCTTGCATTATCCTCAATGGCTTTTTGTGCGTCGACTTCCTGCTTCTTTAAATCTTCAAGCTTCCTGGCAGTCTCTTCGGCCAGTTTAACGCGCTCTTCCTGTGCCTTTCGTTCTAACTCCAGGCTTTCGGCCTGTGCTTTAATCTTTTCGGCCTCGATACCTTTTTCAGTTTCGGCAGATATGCGGATGTTCTCTGTTGCATCCATGCGCAACTTGCCGACCTCGCTCAATACCTTCGCTTGTTCGTCACGGTATTGTTTTGCGAGTGCGGTCGCTTCATCCTTGGCTTTTTGCAGGCTCTCGATTTCCTTCGTGTTTGCGGTCGATGCAAAACCGAGAAACGATCCAGACAGTTTTGATTCTTGACCTGCCATTGCAGATGCGCGAGATAATGCCTCCACGGACTTCTTGCCTAATTCACGCGCCTGCACTTCCAGCTTAGTGGCCTGCTGTTCCTTCATGCTGGCCTCTTGACGCTTCCGTGCTACTTCGTCAATAATATCCTGCTGTGCCTGTGCGCTCTTGGTTGCGATATCACGCGCTTGGTACTCCGCTTCGATTGCCTTGCGCTCTTCCTCGGTTGTTGCCGACATTAAACGCTTGGACTTCTCTAAGTCCGTGTTTGCGTCTGATAATGCTCGAGTTGACTTTTTGGCCTCATCAAAAACCTTGTTATTAGTCGCAAAAATGGCTTCTGTTTTTGCGTATTGCTCTTGCATCTTCGTGACGGATTCTTTCAAACGGTCAAACTGCGCCTTTAATTCCTCGCTTCTCTGTTCACGCATTGCCCGACCAAAACCGCGTATGGCCTCTTCAGCGGTATCAATGCCCTTTTTAAACGCCATCACGCCTGCACTGATAACAAGGATAGGTTTCGCGCCAATGTCAAACAAACCCTTTAAGCGGTCAGAAAACCCCTTAACGCTTGCTTGTGCTTGCGCTAGGCCAGCATTAAGCATGTTCTTTGTCCGTAGCGTAATCGTTAGGTCTTTATTTGCCATTGTGCTTCCTTAAAAGTGATTGAGTGTAGCGAGCGAGAATGAGTGTTGCCTTTTCAATGCGCGTTTTCTTCTGTTCCGCTTCGTCCTGTTTGCAAGTCGTATCAATGAAGTTTCGCACGTAATCAATTGAGCATTGACGTTCCCACATTTCAAACGTACCGCCATGATTATCGACCATCAATTGCGCCAATTGTGCGAGCGTGATACTGTTGTCCTCTTTTACTGGCAAATCATCACGCTTGCATTGGTCAATGATGATGGTTAAACAGTGGCGCACTTCTTGGATGGTTGCTCTAATGGTTTTAAACCATGCTTCGATCTGTTCCTCTGTCACCGTATAAAGGTCTGCGTCACGGTGCGCCATTGCGTAGGCCAGCGCGTGTTCCGAGTGTTGCATCTCGCACCCGACATCATCCCACCATGTACCGCTATGAATTGTCAACGGCCAAAAGAACACATTACCGCACTTTATAGGCTTTCCACGCGCCAATGATACGCGCTTGGACGGTGTTTCGATTTCCCATGCAAGCGCGTTAATGGCTATGATATCAGAATCCGAGAGCGTCACGCCTTGTGCGCGTAACGCCTCGATCTCTGCCTCCGCTTGACTCGAAAGTGTGCGGTAGTTCTTCATGTGGTTTTATGCCGATACGCGAGGAAGGCTGGTTGCAGGGTCAGCCAGTGTTGCGCTTGCAGAACCAGTCCAATACTCGTTTGGAGCTTTGGACGTTGCAGGGTTGGCAAGGTTGCTCCATAGGAAGCCTGTTGCGGTGTCGAGCGTCCACGGTTGCAGGAATTGAGCCAACTCTGCGAACGCCACAAAGTCAGCACTCATAGAACCGTCAGCGCCATGAATTGAAAACGAGACGGGCAAACCTTCACCGTCTGTCGTTTCCGAAAAGTTGACCGTGAAGTCCAGTCCGCTTCCAGTACACTTGCAATCTGCCTCGGTGTCAAAACCAAGCTCGCCACTTCCACCGCCTCCGAAGTCCTGCGCAACCTTACGGCCAGCAATACTGATTGCAGGTAACGCCCACTTATTAAGGAATGTTGCAGGCGGTGCTTCTATCACCTTTCCGACATTACCAGTGATTGACACGGTAGGCCAGCCACCGTTTGAAGTCTTGACCGAGATTGCGGTGATATTCGTTCCGCTGGTTGCAGTTGCGCCCATAAACAGGTCTGACAAAACGAGCGTACCTGTGAACACTTCCAGTTCCTCGGTAAACTCATACATGGTCGTGGCCGCGCCAAAAGTTGATTTTGCCGCGACGTCTCCATATTCATCACTTGCAATGCTCGTTCCCTTTGCGATAGGTGTGCGAGTAGCTCCTTTGATTTTCAGAACATCAGCAAGTGTTCCTCCACCTGTTTTCACAAGTATCAAAACGCCTGCTATATCATCAGTCGATTTTACTGCCCACGGTTTTACATCTGCCATAATCTTTTCCTCCGTTAAAAGTCAGCCCGACTATAGGCAATGACTAAAGTTAATCCAACATAAAGCCGACCCTCTCCGTCCTCATCTGGTGGTGTAGGGTCGCCAATATACAGCCCACCGATAGATACAGCGCACTCGCTTTCGATACTAGCCACCAAGTCAGCGTATAGGCCACTGGTTGCGTTTGAGCGGTGCTGTGCGTACAAAGTATCTAAGCATTCCTGCGTTGCTTCCTCGATTGAATTAAGCGTACTGTGCGCTTGATCGTCTGCAAGATTGGTATAGATGGTTAATGCGACCTCACACATGAGCGTCACGGCGTTTGCTTGGTCAAGCCGCGGAGGGGATGCTTTAACGTCAATGCAAGGAAACTTTCTATCATTTCCAGCGTCCCACTTTTCATCTTTTTGAAGGTTGCGCCATGAACGGATAAGCGTTGAAGCTCCTACGCCGTATGAACGGAGAGCATCAACGGTTGCCGATTCGATTGTTTTTGGAATGTTCATTAAGAAGTAAGTCCTAACTTTTTTAGATGCCAATCAATACGCTTTTCGAGTTGCTTCGCTCCGTCAATCATTGCATTGTTGACCGCACCTAAACCGCCATACATTGCGTCAACGATATAGCCAAGCCTATTACGAATCTCGATCTGACTATCACCAAGACTCCAGCGAACCGCGCTTGCATTAATACGGCCTTCACGCAACACGCCACCGCTTCTTAAATACTTTCCTAATTTAGTCCATGACCGTTTCGCAAGTCCGCTCCGTTTGATGTATGTCTTTGGGTGGTTTTTCAGTCTAATATCCTTCTCTGAAAGCTCCTTAATCTCTGCATTGGTAAACCGTTTCCACAATCCACCTACCTTTAAAAGAACGCCTCCGCGGTCAAGATACTTAATTGACTGTCCGTATTCACCACCGCCACGTATAGGCGAGAAAATTTGCTTGCCTTTTTTGTACTTCATCACGCCTAAAGGTGCTTTGCGTGAATCGGTTAAATACGTCTTGTCTGGATTGTCAACAATTTTCCTGCGCTTTGCCGATATTTTGCATGATGCGCCCAAGCTTGACATTACTGAAAATGCCGCCCACGAAAGCGCGTCCTTATTGCTTTTGCCTAACTCTTTTTCAGCTCTCTTAATGCCGTCAAAAGGCCTCTGCATATCAGCCTTATCTATTGATGCGCTTATCATTGGTTCACCGCCTCAACCGTTAGCGTGGTCAACCCTTGTCTGCGCTTTATTCCCTTTACTCGAATTGCGAACGTCTGCGCGGTTGCGTCCGTAAAGGTGTAAATCTGATTGTGCTTGATTCCTTCCGTTGGCTCGTTGGCGGTTAAGACATGGAGCGAACCGCCCTGTGTGATAACGATACCAATATTGCTATCCTGCGCGTCATTCTGTACGCCAGCGCAAACACACGAAAACGCCTCAACGGTTGCGGTCGATAGAGTACCGCGCCAATCCGTATTTGCGTACAATCCTGCGTATATGTCTGCGCCTATTGCCATAATCGTTCCTAGTTTAGAAAGACCCCTCCGAGGTTAATTGATATCCAAGCGAGGGGGAAAGTCAGCAGTTGACTCTTCTTTTAAGGGGTGATCACGTTGTTAATCAAAATACCCTGCGCGTTAAACGTCAGCGTATTTGTCTTGCTGTCGGTCGAAAGAACTACTAACGTGATTGCTCCTAGGTTATTCGTTGCAATCTGCGCTTGTGCCAACTTAGTATCGAGTGTAACAGCACCAGTTACGTTAAACGCACCTGTAACCTTCACGGTTGCTTCCGTAATATTAAGAACGGTTGCACTCGTTGAGTTGTCAATTGTTGCGCTACCAAGCATAGTAACAATACCAGTATTCCCGAAAGCGAGAATATCAGCGAGTGTTCCCTTAGACGCGCTGTCAGACTGAAACTTGAAACCACCGTTATCTGGGACAAGAATTTTATTCTTGTCTCCAGCGTCAGCACTTCCGTCAACGTCAGCCGTGATTGAAGCCGTGCCAGCGTTTGAGCTGTTGGTCAGCGTAATGTCGGCGGCGGTTGTAACACCAGCCGCGACAAGGCGAGACTCTGCATCAGCGGCGTTAGCGTTCAGAATTGCACGAAGCTGAACAGGGTCTTGAACCTGCCGTTTACTGATTGCGCTTTCCTGTGTTGCATAAGCACTCAACGAGAGAGCCATACAAGCAACTTGAATTAGATTTTTCTTCATGTAATTTTCCTTTCAAAAGGGAGGCAGGTTGTCGTCCCTGCCGTTTTGTTTACCAACGATTAAGCGTTCGCAACGGTGGACTCATTCAGCTTGATGTGATCCGAAACGAGAATCGGAATACCCTCGATGTCGGTAGGAATCATTGCAGGCGCACCGCTGGGGCTATAAGCCGTGCGGGACTTCTGCAACTGAGCGCGAGCCGAGCGAGACATGACAACCACGTTCGGTGTCTGCCCGACAGGGAACTTACCGAGAGCGTCAGCCAGATGGTCATCGGTCAGCGTGTGGCCAGTCGTTCCGTCCAAGTTGCAAATACGTCCGAGACCGAAGATGTTACCATACTGCACTGCGAAGTAAGCCTGCAACGCGACTGCCAGAGCCATGTAACCGCGCTGTGAAGCAGGGGTTGCGCTGGCAACTGTCGGAATGTAAACAAGCGTTTCGGGGTCATACGAGAACTCAACAGAGCCTTCGTTACCAGCGACAACGGCAACCGAGCTAGGATCGGTCTTTAGCAACCAAACGGACTGACCACCAGCACCGCCAGCATTGACAACCATCGTGTCGTCAGCCTTGTCAACTGTGGTCTGGTCTGGGAATCCAGAGAAGCCAGTGCCAGTGATAGCCGCCGAACCCTGCAACATATTCTGTTCAAGTCCTGCGAACATAGCACGCAGAGCACGTTGCGTCTCGAAGGCGATATAAGCCGCCTTGCCACCCTTGTAACCAGAGGCCAGAGCAACATCACGGAAGAAAGAAGCGTCATGCAGTACGCAAGTGACGGACACCTGCTCATCAGCACCAGCGGTATTGATGATACCAGTGTTGATAGCGCGTGCCTGCGAACTTGCGGCGGTAACTTCCTTCATGTACTTGTGAACCGTTCCACCTTGCGAGGCTTTGACTGCGGCCATTGCGCGAAGCAAAGGAGCGTCTTGCAACAGGTCGGTCACGTTAATGTCAGCGTTGTTTGCGTCATTGAGCAGGATAAGCCCTGCGAGTGTATCAGAGAGGTTACTCATAATTATTTCGTTCCTTTCGTTCCCTTTTCGCACATAGCGATTAAGGAGAGTTTGTTGGTGGGTGCGGTCATCTTGACTGCTTTCCCTGTGGTTGTTTGAGAGTTTGAAAGTTCACTGACATGTTTCTCAAGTTCAGCGTTCTTTGCTTCAATAGCTTCAACGTGCCAATTTAAAGCGGTTTCAAAGTTCGCACCTTCACGCATACAACGGACGGCAATATCATTACCGAAACGGTCTGCGATTCTGGTAAACTCTCCACGCGATAACTCTGGCATGATTGGCTCTTCCTTCTTTTCCTCTTCCGTTTCAACGGATTGCGCTTCAACGGTCGGAACGACCTCTGGCATATCCTCAACAGGTTTTACTTCATCAACGGCCTTGACTTCTTCCGTCTTGACCTCTTCGGTGGCTTCTGTGACTGTGACAGTTGCCACAACTTCAACGGCTGTATCACTCATTTGTGTTACTTCCTCTATTGCGGTTTTCTCTACTGGCACAGCGACACTCGCCACTGTTGCCGAAAATGTTTTATTGCTGTTTGAGAATGAACTCGCGTCCGTGTTTTCGTCTGCACCATAAGGACAGATTGCAACGCCACGCAACGGCCATTCACGGATAACGCAAGCAGGGCCAGCGAGTGTGTAGCCGTTTACTTGAACGCTCGCGCCTTCTTGCACTTGCTCAATCTTGATACCGTCACCGCCAAAATTGATTGACGCTTGATACGGTACGCCTTCTTTCATTTTGAACAGAATCTCGGAAGCGCGGTCGCTATCCTTGTAAGGGACAAGTGCGCCACTCGTTACCAAGTCACCGCTTGAACTGTCAAAGTGATTGAGATAGCCAATGATCTCCTTGTCATCATGGCAGTAGTCAATGGCGATGCGGGATTTAGACAAACGAACGCCCGACAAATCATGGACGACATTGCCCCAAAACCAGTGTTCGATTGGTTTACCGCTCCGTGCCGTAAGCGAGATTGGTGCGCTTTTCGAGTTGCCTCCGTTGTCGCCAAATTTAACGTCTGCGATTGACATGAGGCAGGCGTTGGCAGGAATCTCGTTAAAGTTTGTTTCATTCATTGTTTGCTCCTTCTTCAATAGGTGCAGGCTCTTCTTCCTGCTTGATTGTGATAGGCCGTCTAATTCCGTCTGTGCTTTCCCAATCCGATGTAATATTCTTATTCACTGGGTCAAGTCCAAACAATTCACGAAACCAGATTTCATCAGCGATGCATGGAGTTAAAACGCCTGCACGGACTCCAACGCCATATGCGTCAATAATAACCTTGAGCCTTTGCGCTCTCTCGTTAATTGTTTCTTTTACCGCCATGGGTTTGCTCCTTTTTTTGGAGTGTCGCTTGATTGGTCTATATCCTCAATCGGCTCTGGTTCATCTTCATATCCAACAGGCTGATCGCCAATCAGTACAGGCACATTCATCTTTTCGGCATAACGCAATACTTGAGCGGTCTTTTCGATGTTACGGAATACGTCCGACCCTCTGCGCCTTGCCGCATCAATAGGATTGTCAAGAGCCATACCGATTGCGAGCTGATCGCCCTGTACTTGTTTGTACTTGTCAAGCCACGGCGAACCAGCGGCAACCCATTCAACGGCCTCTTGAACGTCACGCAAAGACATTCCTGCCTTTTCAGCGACTTGACGCAAAAGCCACGGTGTATTAGGATCATTCCAAATAGTTTCAATTACCCAATTAGAATACTCTGTACGGACATATCGGTTTTTAGTCCGCTTGGCAACGCACGATACTTCATACTCGTTTAAGTCTGCTATACGTGCCGAGAAGCTTGACCGCCTGCTATCCCATGAGGTAACAGGAATATCAAGCGCAATCATGGCGATATGTGCGTACAGGTGGACACCTTCGACAAACTCTGCGGAAGGTGTACCGCTCTCGATTGTCTTTACGTCCTCGTCTGGTTCAAGGTCAATGATGTTAATGGTATTCGGGTTGAGAGTCTTTTCGCTTGCCGTCGGTGGAGTTGAAGGGTCAACCGTGCCACCGCTTCCGTCTGGTTGCTCGGTAATTACGCCAGAAGCCGCACCAAAAGAACCATCGCTTGACTTGCGAGTGAAGGCGATGCCAAACAAAGCGTGCATCTTTGCCTTTACGATGTTGTATTCGAGAGCCTCATGGATGTCTGCAACTGTATTAATGGCCGTTGAAAGAGGCGATACACCTCGCCATTGACTGCTAAACCGAGTCCAGTAAGCGTCAAAAATGACATTCTGGAACTCTTCCATGTGGTCAAAGTTGTGTGCCGTTCCGCTTGTGCCTCGGTTGCAAATTGCGTACTTCTGTACGCGCCCCCATTCGTCTACCAGTAGGCCTGCTTCATTTAACTTATCGAATTCGATCTTGTCTTGTGCGCTAATGTTATCTGTTAGCGTACCCTTTGCGATACAGTCGGACTCGATTGCCTGTAGCTTCATGTCTGCGAGTTTTATAAAAGCCGCGTCCCCACAGATAACCTTTTCAAGTTCAAACAAGCGGAAAAGCTCATCACGGCCAAACCTTCCAAGGAAGTCGATATTTGCTGGTGCGCCATGCCATTTAAAGATACGATTCACAAGTCTGTCAAGTTGCGCCTTTGGGTCTGTATCTAAAGCGTCTGGGCTGGCCGTACGGAAAGAAAAGTGGAAGGATGAAACATAGTCAAGGTGCTTGCGAACCATCCAAGCCACGATTGAATGGTCACGGTTCTGATCTTGTGCGGTTGCCTGTAACCGTTCGCGCTTGGCTTTGCCTAGAATCTGTTGCTCATGCTTAATGCGCGTCAACGGTGATTTCCTGCGCCCCTTATCCTCTGCGGCTGAATAAGAGAAGCGCATCGGCTCGCCACTTGAATTTACTAATTGTCCTTTAATCATTGGCCGCCCCCGACATATTGAATGAGCGGAAAACAGGCCGTGCGCCCGATGTTCTCGGCTCGGTGTTTTGCAGACGGTCGCGCAATTCCGTCAACCCTGCGAGATTGGCACGGGTCAACGATGTGCCATCAAGTGCGGTGGATTGTCCCTTGGTTAAAATATCTTCAATCGCTTGGTCAACTTGCGCCAAAGTTAAAGCCATGATTATCTCCTTGCGCTTATTATTAGGAGATAATCATGGCATTGTCAATAGCGTTAAAATATAGCGTTTATAGAGTCTATAATGTTTCTTTTTCCCTGCGAGTTACGAACGGTTTACCGCACTTTCCGCACAGCCTGCGCCTGTTTCCATTGCCGTATGTGTTCGTGATCTTGTGGTCGTACCGATGGAAGCAATGAACGCACGGTATTCCTGCATCCGTTACTACCTTGTTTGGTATGCAGACCACCTTTTTACACCGCTCGATAAACGGTTTGATAATCTCTTGACCTTTAGGCGGTCGGCCACGTTTGCGCTTTGTTTCTGTTTCTATCATTATGCTTTCCTTTCTGTTAGGTTGTTTTGTTTTAGATAATCTGCCATCCGTTTTTCAATCTGTTGAACGTGTCGCTTAATTGCTTCGTCAACGTCTTTGAAAGCAACTTCAAATAATGGCTTGTCGTGATTTTCCGTAAAGTCTAAACATCTGCAATCATCTAAAAATGCGATGCAGGTTATTGATATACACGGAAAACATTGTCCAGTATTTTCGTCATTTTTAAATCCGTCTTTACAAACGGTTGTCTGCATTGAACTCCTTTCATATTGCCACATGGCGAATCTGTCGCCGTGGACGTTGTTGTTGTTGAACCATTCCTTGCATTGACCCGACACCCTGCATATCTGCAATCAGATAGCAGATATTCAAAGCGTCTG